ATTAGTATTTATTACTACTGTCGCAGGACCAACACTTGTAGGTGGTCTAGCACTTAATCCTACTTCTGGCATTGCTACTAATGCTGCTGTAGTATCTTCAGGTACAGAGATTGTAGGTGCAAGTGTTGCATCATTTAATCCACGTATTTCTGCCACTGACGCAGTAACTGAAATTGATTTAAATCTGGATGCAGCAGGGTATCATATATTTGATCCCCTAGTACAGGCACCTATTGCAAATACACACTTGTACGTGTTTGCTACTACTACTCTTGACGGTGATGCATCTGCAGGTAGATTTACTGTTGAACTAGAATACTCAGTACATTAAAGGGGGAATGATAAATGTCAACTTCCGTAGGCACATTCCAACCTAATACGTTACAATGGAGTGTACAAACAAAAGCAACCATAGATAATACTGCAGCTAATACTTCACATTTTACCTGCACTGGCTTTAAAGTTGTACATCTTCACGCTGATCAAGAGTTTTTAATTAACTTTGGTCCTGCAGAGGCAAACTGTGGTGCTAACGATTTAGAACTAGAGGCAGGTAATTATACTCTTGCAATACCTGATGCTGTTGGTGATGCTGTTATAATGAACATCTTAGCAGCTACTAGTGACAACGTAACTATTAAAGTAGTATTATCATAAAAAAAGTGTAACCCTAATATAAATGCATATCGGGGTTGCATTATTATCTGTAGTATGATATACCTAACTGTAGTATAACTACCTTGGATAACACATGTTATCGTTAACAAGGAGAAAGTTATGAACTACATTATGCAATACCTACGTAAACTATTAAAAAGAATACAAGACAATCAACAACGTAGGGCTGACTATTGGCTATTAATGAATATGACCAATAAAGAACTTCAAGATATAGGAATTAGTCGTGGCGAAATCAACAAAGTCATCTACCAAGACGAAAACCAAAAAGAAGAGTACCGTCAACAAAGCAGGGAATTATACAAAACCCGAATTACGCAAGCGACTATTTAATAGAATTAAAGCGGGTACTAAAGGTGGAAGTGCAGGTCAATGGTCTGCACGTAAAGCCCAAATGTTAGCCAAAGCATATAAAGCTGCTGGTGGGGGATATAGAAGCTAATGAAAAAAATAGTAAAATATTTTAAGAGACTATGGTGTGCGCTCCTTAATAAGAAGTGTCACGAAGACTGCGATTGCTGTTGACGTGGCAAAAGCTAAGTCTCAACAAAGTCTAACTGATTGGACCAAACAAAAATGGCGAACTAAAAGTGGCAAGCCTAGTGCTAAAACTGGTGAACGTTATTTACCTTCTAAGGCTATTGAGTCTCTTAGCAGCAGTGAATATGCCGCTACAACTAGAGCTAAACGAAAACGCAAGGCGGCAGGTAAGCAGCATGTGGCTCAACCTAAAAACATTGCAAAGAAAACCAGACGATTTAGAGCCGCTAAGGGTGGTATGGTAGGATAAAATATGGCACATACTATTATTGATGATTACAAAATATTTCCACGACTAATGATGCTAATAGTTACTATATTAACCTATCAGTCTGTACATTGGTACATGTCTTTACCTGATCCAACTACAGGACAAGCAGGACTTGTATCTGTATGTATGGGTGCTTTAACAGGTTGTTTTGGTATCTGGATGAATAAAGAAGCTAAAACAGACAGGTCTATGAGTGGAAAGTAAGGAAGTAATATGTATGTTATAGTACTCATATTAATTCAAATGGGGCAGCATAAAATAGCCTCAGATCAAATACTGTATCCTTCAATGGAAAGATGTGAAATAGCAAGAAGTATTTTAATTAAAAAGTTAGAAGATAGTAAACCGTCAAAAGAGTCTTTTTCTTTTTCTAAATGTACAAAGATTTCTTTTGAAGAAGATAAAACAAAGGTAACACTATGATTACATTACTTGGTAGCTTACTAGGATTTGGTACTTCTTTTTTACCTGAAGTATTAAATTACTTTAAAGCAGGACAAGAACATAAACATAACCTTGAGCGTATGTCGCTTGAGATGGATATGATGGCAAAGCGCAATGAGCTAAAGCTAAACATAATAGATAAACAAGCAGAGATAAAAGAAACAGAAGGACTGTATAAACATGATAGTATGGACGCAGGAGGTTTTATCAACGCACTACGAGGCAGTGTACGTCCTGTCATTACTTATGTTTTCTTTGGCCTTTTTGTTGCCATTAAAGTAACGGCACTTATATCTCTTATGGATGCGGGTAATGATCTTGGTAGGTCACTATCTTTAATCTGGGATGATGCTACAAGCGGATTATTTGCAGCTATAATTAGTTTTTGGTTTGGTGGCAGAGCAGTATCCAAGTATGTAAAAACACCAATGTAAGGAAATAGTATGGGATTTAAACTAAGCGCAAGAAGTATAAGTAAGTTAGAAGGTGTAGAGAAAGACCTTGTAGCGGTAGTTATGGAAGCTATTAATTTAACTAAAGTAGATTTTGGTGTTACATATGGTATGCGTACTTTAGAAGAGCAACAGAAACTATACGACGCAGGTAGATCACAAACTATGAAAAGCAAACACTTAGATGGTAGGGCTGTAGACCTTGTTGCATACTTTGGTTCAGATATATCTTGGGAGCTAAACGTATATGATGATATATGTGATGCAATGGCAGAAGCAGCTAGACGTAATAGTGTAGCTATTAAGTGGGGAGCCGCTTGGTCTGAAGGAGATATAAGAATGTATCAAGGTACAGCAGAAGATTCTATGAATGCTTACATAGACCTGCGTAGATCAGAAGGGCGTAGACCATTTATTGATGCCCCACATTTTGAGATGATGTAATGGCTAGAGAATTAACAGAACGTCAACAAAAATTTCTTAATGTCCTTATGGATGAAGCTGGTGGTAATATCACTGAAGCTAAAAAACTTGCAGGGTATTCACCTAATACACCTAACCGTGAAATTACTACTAGTTTAAAAGAAGAAATAATTGATGTAACACATAACTACTTAGCACGTAATGTGCCAAAGGCAGCTATGGCTATGGTCAGTGCTTTAAACGATCCTACTGAGCTAGGTATACGTGACAAGATGGCAGCAGCTAAAGAACTACTAGATCGTACAGGTCTTGTAAAAACAGAGAAGATGCAAGTAGAAGCAAAGGGTGGTGTTATGCTAATGCCAGCCAAACAAATCCAAGAAGAGGAATAATTAAATGGGTGCAACAAGTATAGTAAAAAAAATATTAAAAAATAAACCAAAAAAACCAAAGGTTCCAAGTTCAGGGTCTTCAAGTAGGAGTAAAAGATCAGTAACTAAAAAGCCAGAAACGTTTGTGTCTGAAATGGCTGCATTAAATAAAATGGCAATGACAGATGCAGCACGTCAAGCAGCGGCAATAAAAATAGCTAAAAAATATGGTAAACCTATTAACATAGGTGGTAAATCTTTTGGTCCTCCAAAGAAAAAACCTTATAACGAACTTTCTGCAGCAGAAAAAAGAGCTTTAAAAGATAAAAAAAATATAGATCAAGTAGAGCTAAATGTTTCACGAGGTTTAATGAATAAAGGTGGTATGCCTAAAAAAAAGAAAAAATAACAAATGACTAAATCCGTAGGTCAATGGAAACTCCCTCAACCAACCGACATTAAAGAAAACAACGAATGGGTTCCTATACCACGTATATCAAGAACAGTACCCTATGGCTATGAGTTAGATCCTAATGATAGTTTTATTCTCTTGCCAATAGCCATAGAACTTGATATGCTTGAAAAAGCAAAGAAGTATTTAAAACAATACTCATATCGTGAAGTAGCTAACTGGCTGACTACAAATACAGGCAGAGAAATATCTCACGTAGGATTAAAGAAACGGTTGGATAATGAGCGAAGACGCAAAAACAAAGCTGGAAGCCTACGCAAATGGGCAGACTATGCGAAAAAGGCAATCGCCAAAGCGGAAGAAATCGAACGCACAAGGCTTGGCGCAACAGAAAACAAAAACACGCAAGAAAACGCAGCCTAATATAGAGCCTACTATTGCGTACACTGAATCAGTTGAAGAACAACACAATGTTATCTTTAAACCTAATGCTGGCCCACAGACAGACTTTCTAGCTGCAGGTGAACGTGAGGTACTATTTGGGGGCAGTGCAGGTGGTGGTAAGAGTTACGCAATGCTCGCTGACCCATTACGTTTTATGGGGCATCCAGCCTTCTCAGGATTGCTCCTACGGCATACTACAGAAGAACTAAGGGAACTTATCTTTAAGTCACAAGAAATGTA